AATTTGACCTTGATAGGCTTGTTGACTTTGTGTATTAGCTTCTTGTTGTCTTTGTTTAGCTATACGAACTTTCTCTTTTTGTATAGAAACCTCGTTCTTAAGGCTATCAGCCTTAGATATTAATTCTGCATCGCCAGATTCATGCGCTTTTTTATAAAGCTGATCTGCTTCGCGTTCTTTAATTTGTACTGCTTCTTCTTCTTTTGCCAACAAATTTTGCTGATAAGTAACAGCTGCATTGTAATATTGCTGTACCTGTTGATCTTTTTGTAAAAGCTCTTGCTCTAGTCTAGCTGCTTTTTCCTCAGCCTCTCTTCTTTTTGCATTAACTTTATTGATTCTTTTTGATACACCTTTGGTGTAATTTTCTAACTCATCGTCACTTGAGGGCGCTGCTACGTCCTGTTGTTCAGATTCAGTAACCTCTACCTCAATTTCTTCAACCTCAGGTTGTACTTGATTTTGTTCGTTTTCTATCGTCATAAGCTCACTATATCATCTGGATCAAGAATTGTGGCTATTACCTCATCATCGTTGATGATTCGTACCTCTGCACCATCCTCAAGTTTAAATCTCGAACCAGAGTAGCGTCCGATTAAAACCCATTGCTTTTCTTCGCACCAGGGTGTTTCTCCATACCTAGACTTATCGTTATAGCATAATGGCCCCTTTTTAACCACATAAGCTACAACGGTTGCTAGCGCCTCACGATCTGTTGTTTGTTTTGTAAGTACGATGCCGCCATCTGTTTTTGCTTTACCAGCATAAGGCAAGACCAACATACGCCATCCTGTTGGTTGTGGCATCCTTTCTAAAATCGATGCATCAAGTTTTTCAGGATCTAAAACCCTATCACCTGGATCAATATATGCTTCTGCAAGTTTTTTGTTTACTGCTTTTTCTTGTGGCGTTGCTGTCATATTTGTTTTCCCATGTCACTTATTGCGTTTGCAATATAGTATAAAGCAGAAAGCTCTCCTTGCAAATATTTATAATGTTCAATATCTTTTAAGCCACCAGACATCAGAGTTTCTTGTATCTGTTGCTCCCGTGAGGCAATAACCTTCTTAATGTTATCGATTACTTGGATTTCGTCCATAAATTAAGATTTTTTTGGCTTACCTCTTTTTTTTGCCGCTGGTTTTTTTGGTTTTGCTTTTTTTACTGTAGCTTTTTTCTTTACTGGCTTTTCCTCTTTAACAACTTCGCCATTAATTCTTGCCATTTTTTTAGCCAATCTTTGCATATTAGCTTGGTGAGCTTTTTCAGCTGCCTCAAGCTTTGCTTTGTGTTCAATTGCTTCTTGCTCCCTTAAAAGTTTTTTTTCAGCTTTCAGTTTTTTCTGTGCTTCTAGTTTATATGATGTGGTCATCTTATTCCTCTCAATTTATTTTCAAGTTCAAGCAGTTTAAGATCTGCATTTTGTCTTAATCTATCTATCGCTACACCAAGTTTATCATCAGCTATTTGTTTTTGCACATTTAGTCTCTCTTGCTGTATTTCGCTATCCATGATTTTTTCTTGTTGTCTTTGTGTTTGTTTTGCAACAAACTGCTCTGATTCCATGTCAAGCTCCTTGTCACGCAAGTCTAATTCACGTTTTCTAATATCAACTAACGGATCTTCGCTACCACCCATACCAATAGATTGTAAAAACTCGTTGGCTAGTTGCGCCATAATCTGAGAGCTAAATTGTTCAATAACCATCTGTATTTGTTGTTGGATCTGTTGTGCTTCTTGTGGCGACACTTGTTGCATCTGAGCTTGTATCTGTTGTATTTGTTGTTGCATTTCAGGTGGCATTTGTTCTTGTGCCATTTGCATGGCCATAAATTGTAAGTGTTGCATACAATGCGAAATTATTAATGCTTGCACTTGTGGACTTTGTTTTACGATATCGGTCAAAAATAAACTTTTGTGCGCATCTAAGTGTGCTTGGTGGTTCTGCTCTGCAAACGCTTGAGCGGGTTGACCTAGTAATAAACCAGCGTTTTCTTGCCCTGCATCAATAGGTTTTGGTGTGTTGTCAGCTGGTGGTTGTAAAAGCGCATCTACATTATCAACGCCCAAGGCTGCATACATTCTTCGATAGGCCTCATAAATGCCTGTCGGACCGTGTATTTCTGGATTGGATTGCACCATTTGTAATAGCTCTTGAGCCAATGTTACTCTTTGACTTTGTGAAAAAATATTAGGATCTGAGACAGGTATGATGTCTACTCTATCATCAAAGTCCATTTGCTTGACTTCTTGTGAGCCGCTACCAACTTGATAATTATAAACAGGTGGCAGATATTCACTAAAAACTTTTGCTAATAAGCCAAACTCAATACGTTGTGCATAATGCAATCTTTTGTGTATTGCGCTCATAACTTTAGTGCCTCGTTCAAGCAAAGCTACGGTTGTGCCAACAGGCATTGCTTGATTCATGTCGCCTACGTTCATGTCAGCTATAGCTGCAAATCTTTTTCCTGAATCAACTAAAATGCCTAATAGCTGCATAAGCACGTTGCTAGGCTCTTTTATTGGTAAAGGTATTAGGTTTTCTCTTAAAGATCCGCCCGTGGTGTCAATATCTCTAAACTCTCCGGGTTGTAGCGGGTCATCTTCATCTCTAATACGCATGCCTCTTGCTTTAAAACCAGCAGGAAGATTGGCTAATGTACCAGCATCAATGAGCTGTCTTAATATTGAGGTTGATGCTTTGGAAAGGCCGCCGATCATGTGGGATAAGCCTAGACCGTAAAAACCTAATCCGGGTAAAAACTTATATTGAACAAAATAGTTAATTTTGTTCTTCAACACGTCGTTTTCTCTATAGTTTCTGCGTATTGAGAGTATTTTTTGCGAATCTTCTTCAATGGTTACAATATATGGAAGCTTTAATCCTGTAGGCATGCCTTGAGCATCTAAATCTTCAAAACCCTCTATGTCTAATACTGTATGCACTTCATAAACCGTTCTGTTTCTATTTTCTTTGTAGCTAGGTGAAATGCCTTGTATATCATCTATAGCTTCTTCAATCTCGTCTAAGTCTTCACTATATGATCCTAAGCCTATATCTACGTTTGCATAAAAACCAGAAACTTGTTGTTTTTTGATTTCATTAGCAGACATGCTTATAGAGTGTGTGATTCTTTCTGCTGAACTAATATCTGCTGCCTCGTATGGAACTATAAGATCTTCTGGCGCTACAAACTTAGCCACTGCTCTGTTTAACACAAAATCAAAATATATTTTCTTAAAACAAGAGCCAGCAAGCGGTAAGTAAAACAACATTTGATCTAGTTCAGGATCGTACTCGTCCATCTCATTCATAATGTAATAGTTCATAAATTCTTGAACTCGCTCCGCTTGGCTTTCTGTTTCTATAGTCCGAGCACCAACTATTTCTGTTTTTACTGGTCCTTTTGCTGGTAACATTTCTTTGTAGGCTTGTGCTTGGAACTGTGTGACTGCCTCAGCCAGAATAGGATGTACAACGCCAGATGAGCCTTCAAAGGGTTGAGATCTGGTATCGTCAAACTTCATTCCTAAGTATTTCAAGCCATCTGTGTATGTTTTTTCCCACTCAGATCTTGATTGTTTGTCAGAATCTATTGCATCTAAAAGATCATTAGATATTTTTTCTAAAGTGTTGAGATCTATAAAATCTACTAAATTAGCATCGAAGCTCATTTGTGGCTGTGATGGTGCTTGTATTTCATCGTCTAGTAAGACTTGTTCATCATTTACCAACACTTGTGCTGCTGCTTGAATTTGCTCGTCTCTAGTGGTATCAGGAACGATATTTACTGCTGATCCTTGTACTTTTATGTCTGGATCATTATTGGTGCCTAACTTATCTATAGCCATATTAATGTATTACCTTATTTTTAAGATCTTCTTCAAAACCTATTTCTGTCCCTATAATAGCCTCTAATTCACCATCAAGCAAAAGACCATGGTATTCTGCAATAAGTTTTGCTGACTCTAAGCTAGGCGCATGTATTAATGGCCCAATATATTCTGTGCCATCCCACAAAAACCTAGTTGCATAAGTTTTTAATAATAAACTGTTCTGTTCTTCCTTAATAATTTCACCTCATCTTGGTAATCTTCATATAAAGATATGAAGCCACCTTGCCTAAATCTCATTAAAGCCATTGTAGCACTATCACAATAGTCATCATAATCACCAAAAGGAAAGGATGCCATTTCTTCAATGACTTCCTCGGCAAAGTCATCCTCGGGTGCCCAAACCATGCCTGATTCAAATATTGGCGCAACACTGTTCATGCGGGCTACTTTGTCTTGTCCTCTACTTGGAGTGTAAGAAGTTACAGGTATGCCCATACGACGCAGCTCATGCGTCAACGGTGTGCCTGATGCTTTTGCCTCAATCAAAACACAATCTGGCTCCCAATATCTATATTCTTCCAAAGCAAGTTTTTTTAACTCTGGAAAGTCGCACCTTACTCTTTTGGCATCTAAAAGTATGATTTCATCATTGTTTTCATCACCACGATTAAAAATTGCCCATGTTGTAATAGCTGAATAGTCTGCTGTTTCTTTTTTTGAGAACGCCGTATCATAGCTTTGTATAACATAACTATAGGGCGGCACATCCTCATCTTCCCATCGATTCCACCATTCTCTTTTAACAATAGATCCTTCCTCAGCTGTTGGGTTTTGCATCCATTGACTATTCCATTTAGATATAGGTAATGATGCTTTTACTCCCAATAGTTCTTCTTTCTTCCAAAACTCAGGCCACAACGGCTTTTCTGAATCT